CCATTATTTATTAACGTTAGTCCTTATTTATTAGATTTAGACGCGGCACAGGATTTGGACCACCGCAAACAGATGCAAGATTTATTAAAAATTATCGTTCAAAAGTTACCATTAGATAAAAATGGTGATTTAATTTTTGATGTTGATGAAGCATTAGATATTCATAATAATGCGGTTGCGATGTTACAACACGCTATTGGAACTGACATTATTACGACATTTGCGGACGTTGATTCTATTGATCTATCAGATACCAGAAATGTTGATAATGACGACCTGGAGCGTGTGGAGCGCACAGTCTATAATGCTGCAGGTGTGCCGAAAAATTTATTCAATGCGGATGGTAATATCGCATTAACTTCATCTATTTTACAAGATGAAGGAGTTATGCGTGACTTAAAGTTGCAATTTGAAATATTATTTGATACAATAATACAGAGAAGAGCTAAAAATAAAAAGAAGTATAATTTTAGATTTTATTTTTTAGATACCACGCAATATAATTATAAAGAATTGTCTAAGATGTATCTTGATGAAATGCGCACTGGTTATGGCAAGATGTTTGCGCAAATTGCGCTTGGACATTCTCAAAATGCAATTATGAGTACTGCATATTTTGAAAATGATGTATTAGGCTTGAGTGAAGTTATGATACCTCCTATGATGTCATCTACTATTGGTAGTGAAGATATTCAAAATTTGGGCAATCGTAGAAAATCTAAAACAGCTCAAGGTCAAAATACTTCAGATACAGGTGGACGCCCACAAAAAGAAAGCACTGAATTGTCTGATAAGACAATCGCAAATAAAGAAAGTCAAAAGTAGGAGGAATAGCGTATGCCAATGCATAATAGCGTTACATTAAATTCTCCTATTGAAATTATTGATAATCAACGTATATCTCCACTTATTAGTAAATGTCAAATTAAAGTTTGCTATGTTGGAGAAGAACCTAATCGCAATGGTAGCGTAATTACAAAAGCTGTTGCGAGAGATATGGGAGCAACCTTACGGGGTTGCCCCATTGTTGGGTTCTATAATGAAAATACTGGCGATTTTGAAGGCCACAATCAAATTATTGATATTTCAAATGGTGAATGGAAAATAAAGGATACAACAGTTCCTTATGGATTTGTTGATCTTAATGCAAAAGTATGGTTCCAAAAATTTTCTGATGATGGGGTTGAGCATGAATACCTTATGACAGAAGGCTACCTCTGAACAGAACAGTTCCCAGAAGTCAAACGTGTTCTTAATAAAGGCAATAATCAATCAATGGAACTTGATGATAGTTCTTTAGATGGTTTTTGGTCAGAAGATGATAATGGTAGATATAGTTTTTTCATTATAAATGACGCAGTAATCTCTAAACTTTGTATTTTAGGTGAAGATACGGAACCTTGCTTCGAGGGTTCTCAAATCACTAGAGTACAATTCTCATTTGAGGATAGCTTTCAACAGAAGATTTTCTCAATGATGGAAGAGGTCAAGGCATTAGAAGAAAAAGGAGGGACAGATTCTGTGGAAGACGAAGTAAAAGAACCTGAAATGGAAGAAGAAGTCAAAGACGAAGAAGTTAAACCAGAATTAGAAGAAGAAACTCCTGCAGAACCTGAAGTTGAAGAAACTCCAGAAGAAGAAGCAGAGGAAGAACCTGCTGATGAAGAGGAAGCTCTTGAAGAAGAGCAGCCTGCTGAAGAAGTAGAAGAAGAAAATTTAGAAGAACCAGAGGTCAAAAATGTTGAATATAATCTTGACGACATTCAAGAATATATAGAACTAAAGTCTGACTACGATGAGTTGAAGACACAGTTCGATAATATGAAAGCTGATTACGATAAGCTCGTAGAGTTCAAGAAAGTCGCTGATCGCAAAGAAAAGCAAGCTATGATTGATCGTTTCTACATGCTTACTGATGATTACAAGAAAGATGTAATTGAAAATATTGACAATTACTCTGTTGATGATATCGAAGCTAAGCTTTCTGTAATTTGTTTCCGTAACGGAATTAGTTTTGATCTCGATAATGAGAGTGAGGAAAGTTCTCCAACAACATTTAATTTAGAAGAAGAAGTAGAAGATGATCTCACTCCTGCTTGGATTAAAGCGGTTCTTGCTACGAAAAAAGAAATGGAATAGTATAGGAGGAAGACAATAAATGGCTAGAGAAAGATTAAGTGAAAAGGCCAAGTATGTCCTTCGCGGTTATGGTCAGGTTGAACCAAACCATCTATCTGCCCAGAAGACAGCTCAAATCTACGCACAGTTACCTGCTGCCGCAGATATTGACATTCTTGAAAATGGGCAGTTTGCTACATATAACTATGCAGCAGAAGATGGCGGAGCAGTAGACTTTAAGGGTAAAGGCGAATGGATGATGGTCTTTAATGAAATCAAGCTTTATCGCGACTGGGAACAAGATTGCGATTTTGCGATGAAAAAAGAAGATTATGTTGCTCGTGTATATAGCCCAATTGATGGCACACAGCCTTTAACAGAATGGCAGGCTCGTTTCTATGGTGAATTAGATGCTGATGGTAATCCTAATGCTGAACGCGTTACAAAGCCAGCTTCACCATATGAAGTCGATTCTACAGATGATCCATTCCATGTAGTTGAAAACTACAAGAAGCCAAAGATGATGCCACAGGGAACACGTATGGTTCCACGTCTTTTCAAGATCAATGTTGGCGATATTTGGACAACAAACACAATTGCTGAAGAAATTGGAAGTCTTGCTCTTGGTGATATGCTTACACCAGGTGAAGATGGTTATCTAAAGAAGGGTGAAGGCGCAGACGCTCTCCATCCTACAATGCAAGTTGTTAAGCTTTACACAATGCCTGACATGCAGCCAGGTGTTAAAGTTATGCGTGTTAAATAATTAGAAAGGGGTAAAAGGACATGTTAGAAAGAAAAGAATTTATTAGTCTAGCTAAAACTGTTGCTAAAGCAGATCCTAAGGCTCCTAGTGCGTATAGCTATAAGGGTGAAAGCTTTACATATGAACAGTTAAATGAAACTCTACGTAAGGAGTTCCAAGAAATTGCTGGTACATATCAGCTTTATCGTGAAAACAAGAATTTAGTATTCTCTATTATCGAAGAAACATTAAATGATGTTCTTCCTAAGAGAGTTGTTGACCAGTATGGTCAGTTTGCGGAAGTTAAGACATTCGCTCAGGGCGATCGTCCAATGTTCCGCAGAAAGATTGATGGCACAAATCGTGCTAAGCAGTTCATTACAAGAGTAGGACTTGCAGGTAACTATGAAGTCTTCAAGCTTGCTAAGAGCTCTGAAAGCTTCGAGGTTCCAACAAGTGCTATTGGCGGAGCTGCACAGATCGGATTTGAAGAATTCCTTGATGGTCGTGCTGACTTTGCTGAACTTACAAACATTGTAATGGAAGGCATGGATGACCTCGTTTATGAGGAAATTGGAAAGGCTCTTGAAGGAGCAATTAACCAGCTCCCTGCGATGAACCGTGTTGTTGCTAATGGCTTCGATGCTGCTTCATTCGATGAGCTTGTTCGTCTTGCTGAAAGCTATGGTAATGTTACTATTTACTGCACAAATGAATTTGCTGTAAAGATGATTCCACAGGAAGCTTGGCGTTATACAGAAGCAATGAAGGATGAACTTTATAGAACAGGACGTCTTTCTGGATACAGAGACAAGAATGTTATTATTCTTCCTAATGCTTATAAGGATGTTATTGAAGGTAGAGAAAAGGTTATCGATCCTTCATTCTGCTGGATTATTCCATCTGGCGCAGACACAAAGCCTGTTAAGGTTGCGTTCGAAGGCTCTACTCTTGTAGATGAAAGAGCTAATCGTGACTGGAGCCGTGAAATTCAGGTTTATCGTAAGGTCGGCGTTCTTTGCATGATGAACAATGCTATCTGTGTTTATAAGGATACATCACTTTCTAAGGAAGGTGCATTCAACCTTGCTGACACAGTTCAGAATGTTGTTGTCATTGATAAGGACAGCGATGATTCTAGCGCACCAGATCCAGTAAATCCATAATATTTGGATAAAAATAATATATAAAGATAAAGGGGAGTTAGGGGTAAATCCCCACTCCCCTTATTTTTGTTAAAGAGAAAAAGGAGATATATATGGCAGATTATGTAACTGTTGAAAATAGAACTGCTGGAAAGATTGTATATAATATTACGGATAGGCATATTCGTAGAGAGTTAGCTCCAAGACAGTCTATTAGAGTTCCAAAAGAAGAAGTTGAAGCTTTAGCTTATACTAATGGCGGCATGGATTTAATCAGAAACCACCTCTTGGTTAAAGATGATAAAGTGCTGGATGAATTAAATGTTCATAGAGAACCAGAGTATTATTATACCGCTGATAATGTTGCTGCTATTATTAAAAATGGAACTTTAAATGAATTTTTAGATATGCTTGATTTTGCACCAGAAGGTGTCATCGATATGGTTAAAGATTTGGCGGTTCAGCTACCTATGCAAGATTTTTCAAAGAGAAATGCTCTTAAAGAAAAAACTGGCTTTAATGTAGATGAAGCCATTAGACATGACCAGGAAAATAAAGCTATTGAAGAAGATGAAGCAGCTCCAGCACCAGAAACTAAAAAGGTGCGCAGAGTGCAGAAAACCGTTCGGAGAGCGGCTGCGCCAGAAGTTAAAAAAGACTAATTATAAGAAGGGAGGATATATCATGGGAACAATGTTCACTGATGTATATAACCGCTTCTTAGGGAAAATCACCGATGATATGTATCTTGAGGTAACGCCTGAAGATACGATAAGGGACCTACGGTCCCTTTTAATTGACGCAATTCCAGGTTTTGAATTTCCAAGAAAAATTATAGATGATTTTAATATTGAAACATTGGTTATGAAAGAGAATGAAACTAAGGAAGGCGATTTTATCATTGGTGTTGTGTGAAATACTCCTGAAGAAGAGAACGAAAGCATCCCTGATGTATATGTTGAGCGTTCGCATTTTACTGCAGACTTAACGAGTGAAGAAATTAATATCCTCGCTTTATTAATGATGTGTGCTTGAGTCCAGAGACAGGTAACATCTATTGAAAATACTCGTATGAAATATAGTGGGTCTGATTTTAAAATGACTTCACAGGCAAATCATTTAGCTAAATTATTAACTCTCTTATCCGAATGTCAAAGACAGTCATTTCATATGCAACGACTTTATAAGCGTCGTCGTATTAATACTGAAACTGGACATATAGAATCAAATTGGGACAGCTTTAGAAATGGTATTTTTGGTGAATACGAAGTTCAATATAGAAATACCAAACAGTAGTTTGGCATCTGATGTCAATAGATTGACTAATCAGTTGTGAAAGCTGATACCAATGAGAGAGAACGGAGAAAATTGAAGAGATCAACTCACTTCTGTTATTATTGAAATAGTTGGATTAAATGAAATATGTGTTGATACTGATAAATTTTTAATTTTGTTAAGTAAATTAGAAGGTTTAAAAGAATTAGAAGATATTCCATTTACATCTTATCGCAAAACAGTATTTGAGTCAATTTCTTTATTAAGGGAGATTTTAAATGGATCCTATTTGGCATAATAACTCTCAATTCGAAGGAGTTAATTTAATGGCTAAAAGATTGCATTGACGTGGAGGTGCTCCACAGCAAAATCGAATGATTAAAGA